CTGTCTCAATACGTAGTCACTCAATTACATAAAAACAATCTTATTAAGATTCCTAATAATCTTATTTCCAAATTAAATACGAGGAGAAAATTCAATGAAAGATTTATTGAAAGAAGCTATCGCAGACGCAAAAGCCGTAAGGGAAACTGCATTAGCAAACGCAAAAATTGCATTAGAAGAGGCTTTCACACCACGTTTACAAAGTATGTTATCTGCTAAATTATCTGAAGAAGAAGAGATGGAAATGTCTGAAGAAGAAGAAATGGAAGTAGATGCAGCTGTAGAAGCACCAGCACCAGCACCAGAGCCAGAGGTTGAAGAGCCTGTAGCCGAAGGTGATTATGCAGATGATGAAATGTCTGAAGGCGATCCAATGATGGATGCCCCAGATGAAGAAATCGGAGAAGGTGAAGATGTAGACATGGAACTAGAAGCTATTTTACGTGAACTAGAGGAAGAACCAGTTGAAGAAGCTCATGAAGAAGGTCATGAAGAAGAGCCGGTTGCCGAAGGTGAAGATAAAGAAGAAATGTCTGAAGAAGAAGATGCTGAAGTATCTATTGAAGAAGTCATCAAAGCTTTACGTGAAGAAGAAGAAGAAGTGAAAGAAGAAGACGAAAAAATTGAAGAAACAGAAGATAAAGAACTTGAAGAAGCTGATGAGAAAGATCTCGAAGAAGCTTATAAAGTGATTAAATTCTTGCGTTCTAAAATTAATGAAGTTAATCTTCTTAATGCAAAACTATTATTTTCAAACAAATTGTTTAGAAATTATCCATTAAGCGAATCACAGAAAATGAAAGTCATTGAAAACTTTGACAGAGCTCAATCATTGAGAGAAGTTAAGTTAGTATTTGGTACATTAGCTGAGTCGTTTACGGCTTCTAAAACTAAACGAAAAATTGTAAAAGAAAGCTATGCTTCTAAAGCTAGTAGATCAACTGCTCCAAAGAAAGAAATTCTTTCCGAAGGAAATCAGTTAGCTGCAAGATGGAAGAAATTAGCTAATTTAAAGTAACTCTAAAAAAGGAGAAAACAAATGAATATTAATTCATTATTGCCTCATGATGCTGATAAAAGTCAACACCAAGTTTCTATTGGTTTAGAAAACAAATGGTCAAAGACTGGTTTATTAGAAGGCATCGATAACGAGGTCGAAAGAAGAGGGATGGCTGTTCTATTAGAGAACCAAGCTAAACAACTCGTAACGGAAGCAAATGCTACTAACACTGCCGCTAGCGGTGAAGAGTGGGCTGGGGTTGCGCTTCCATTGGTACGTAGAATCTTTGCAGAAATTGCTGCAAAAGACTTTGTATCAGTACAACCAATGAACTTACCATCTGGTCTAGTATTTTATCTAGATTTTAAATATGGTACGGCTCAAGGTATTCAAAAAGGTGGTTCTGCATCAGGTAACGACTTCCTAACGGGAGCTGGAAGAACATCTCAAACAGATTCTGTTTTTGGTGTAACTGATGCTGATAGAGGTACTTCTGCACCGTCAGAAGGTCTTTATGGAGCTGGTCGTTTTGGATATACAATTAATGATGTTACACAATCTGTTTTTGGATCAACTGGTTCATTAGAAAGTGCTGTAACAAATGCTAGAACAGGTTCTGTAGCTGTAGGTACGGGAGTATTTAGTAATGGTGGTAACTTGTCAAAAGCACAATTTGATTATTTTACAAATTACAATTCAGAATTATCTGCATCTGTAGTTGCTAACGGTCAAGGGCCATTTACTGTATTATCTATACCGACTGCATCTTTGACTAATCCTGATTTAAAAGGTATTAGAGCATATAACATTCAAGGATTTGGTTTAGATAATTATTATCCTGAGTTTAATGTAATATCTGTTGATAAAGGACACGTTGAATTGTTAATTGAATCTGATTCAGATTTTAATGCACCAGTTCTAATTTATCAAAAACAACCAATTGATACTGCAAGAGGTGATTTTGAAGATCCTGCTGCAATTGGAAATAACACTGCTTCTTCAACGAAGTTAGATATTCCAGAAATCAACTTGGAAATGCGATCTGAGGCAATTGTTGCTAAGACACGTAAATTGAAAGCTATCTGGTCTCCAGAATTTGCTCAAGATTTAAATGCTTATCATTCAATTGATGCTGAGGCTGAATTGACATCTATGTTATCTGAATATATTTCGCAAGAGATTGATTTAGAGATCCTAGACATGTTGATCCAGAATGCTCAGACAGTAGAGCGTTGGTCTGCTAAGGTTGGGTTTGAATTTGATTCTGCATCAAATACATTTGGTCAAGGTAACGCGACTGCTCAAGCATACAACCAAGGAACATGGTTCCAAACTCTTGGAACAAAAGTTCAAAAAGTATCTAACAAAATTCATCAGTTGACATTACGTGGTGGTGCAAACTTCCTAGTATGTTCTCCTACTGTTGCAACTATCCTAGAATCTATTCCTGGATATGCTGCTGATACAGATGGTGATAAGATGCAATTTGCAATGGGTGTTCAAAAAGTAGGTGCTATTAATAATAGATTCCAAGTATATAAGAATCCTTATATGACTGAGAATACTATATTGATGGGTTATAGAGGTTCTCAGTTCCTAGAAACAGGTGCTGTTTATGCTCCATATGTACCGCTTATCATGACTCCGTTGGTATATGATCCGGATAACTTTACTCCTAGAAAAGGTGTAATGACACGTTACGCGAAGAAAATGGTTCGTCCAGAATTCTACGGAAAAGTATACGTACACGGATTAGACACTATTTAGAATTGATGATTAATTAATTTTAATTAACAAGTACTAATTAGCAATTAAATTAAGG